TGCTTTTTATTCTGGCTTATTTGCAGACGCTGACTGGGTACAGGCACTCGAATGGGTCTTAGCTATCTATTTGGGAGCGAACGCCATAAAGGCCATTCCAGACGCTATGCAGCGCAACGGTGCTAAAGTAACGAATGGTTCGAATAAGTTTTTCAATTTCTTCGGTGGCAGGAAAATGTTTTTGGCACTGTTGTTTATTGCAAACATCTCTGTAGCATTGTTTATTCCAAAGGGTGAAGTTACGTTTCTAACTTCTGCCGTTTGGGTTAGTTGGATGCAGTGGTGCCTAATTATTTACTTAGCGGCAAACACAGTAATAGCTATTCCTGCGGTGATCGCACGAAAGAATGGCAGTACACCCGTAGTACCAGAGAAACCTGCAGCCATAGAGAAACCTGCTAAGAAGAAGTAACGTGGCTACGATCAAACAAATATTGAAGTGGATTAGCAATAACTTTAAGATTTTCTTGCTCGTTTTAGTTATTGTGATTCTTTCTGTTCTGGTGTTTTGGTGGGGCAGGAAGAATAAGAAAATTCGTGCGCTTGAAAACCAAATTGCCATTCTGCGTGCACGGTTACAGATCGAACGTCTGGAAATAAAATACGATACAGATATGGCAGAATTGCGGGAACTGCAAAAGAAGGACAAAGAGATTTCTTCAGATATCTACGAAATAGAAAAGTCTTTAGAAACTAAACTGAAACCAGATATGACCGCAGATGAAATTATTGCTAAGTTCAAAGAAATAGGAATCAGGTAATATGCGCAAGGCGTTACTTTTCATTTTGATTTTCACCTGCATTTTTCCTTGTACTGCATTGGCAGATGATCCCCCTGTCCTCGATATTCAAAACTGTAAGATAGACGGAAAAGAATATGTAGGATTCCTTCCTGCGGATGCACAAACATTACTGCAATACCGAATAGATCTTCCTAAATTAACACTAGAGATAACTAAATTCAAAGATCTTGTGAAGATCAAAGACGCAGAAATCGCTACACTAACGTCAGCAAATTTTACTCTTTTGGAAACAAAGCAATTTCTAATTACAGAGAATGTCAGATTACAAAAAGAAATAACTAACCAGGACGCCTGGTATAATAATCAATATATGTGGTTTTCCGCTGGCCTTGTGCTGGGAACAGCCGCAACAGTCACGGTTGTATATTTGGTTAAGTGATCGAAACGAAAAGAGGATGCAAGTGAAAGGTATTCTGCTGGCAGGGGGCAATGGCACTAGGCTACTTCCCTTAACTACCTGCACGAACAAGCATTTATTACCTGTGGGCCAAAAGCCTATGATTTTCTACCCTATCGAGAAACTGGTAGCGGCAGGAATCACAGACATTCTTATTGTAACCGGCACCGATCATATGGGGTCTATCGTCCAAACGCTGGGCTCTGGGAAGGACTTTGGCTGTACATTCACCTATAAGGTCCAAGATGATGCGGGGGGCATTGCACAAGCGCTAGGCTTGGCTCGTGGGTTTTGCTATGGTGAGCGCATGTGTGTTATTCTCGGAGATAATATATTTGAAGATGATTTGACTCTTTGGGCTAATGAATTTAATAAACAGGAACGTGGTGCCAGAATAATTTTGAAACTTGTTTCTAATTTGGACAGATTTGGAATAGCTGTAACCGACAACGATAAGAGAATTAGAGAGATCGTTGAAAAACCAGATGCAGCGGAACTGAATAGGTTACATGACAATAACGAGTACACAGGTTATTTTGCTGTTACTGGAGTTTATTTTTATGATCAAAAAGTTTTTGATATAATTGATTCTCTACAGCCTTCTGGTAGAGGTGAACTTGAAATTACTGATGTAAATAACAAATATTTGGAATGGGGTGAACTGCAATATTCGACTATGGAAAAGGGCTGGACAGATGCTGGCACACATTCAAGTTTATGGTTTGCAAATCAAATGATGTCAGGTGAGACTAAGTGACCTATATCTACCATAAAAGATCTAAAAACCGCCAAGCGTTAGCTAAGGTAGGTAAAGTATGCCCTAGCTGTAAGTCCAATAAACTTGAATTAACTGAGCCAGAAAAAGACAGAACTACATTTACGTGCCGAAAGTGCGGATCAATAAGCACGTTCACTAAGTTACCGGAAACCACCACGTCTAAAAAAGAACCAGTTAAAAAACTTTCAATGATTACGCTTAGGGATCGAGCGTCTGATCAACCAGAATCTCCAAGACAAAAGCCTTTAGAAAAGGAATCGATGCATTCTACCTTAGCAGTAATTCGAAAATCTATGAAGGAAACCTCGGTTCTTAGTTTTGATTATGTAGCTTCTGACAATAACAAATCTTCTCGGAATGCAGAGCCATACAAAATTACAACTAAAAATGGAGAAACAATTTTATTTGCTTATGATTTAGAAAGTGGCGGTATTCGCACTTTTAAAATAGGAAAAATGTCTTACGTAGAAAAGCAGTCCTATGCGTATGAGCCACGCTATCCGATTGAAGATAAACTGAAAGAAAAAGATGAGTAAAGATGTTGTTTCAATGCAGATTGGCCCACAGAGTGAAGATAAGAAAAGCAATATCTTCGATGGAATCTCCGGGCTGTTAGATGGGCACATTCAAGTAAAGCCCCGTAGCCGGGGTAGAGTCCAGTTAGAACTGGCACCCAACGCATTAGAATTCATTGAAACAGAGAAATTCCTAGATGGGCCTCCGCTTCACTACCCGCAGTTCGTTGTGGCTCGTGACTTCTTTGAGTTGCTTTGCCCTAAATGTAATGATATTGACGATATTCATTCTAATATAGATGCTCAGATGGTAACTGTTGATGAGAGTGTCGCGCAGGCTGCACGTAATAAACAAGTACTTTTCAGGTACAATCTCTGCCCAAAGTGCGGCTTCAATAAGATGCAGAATCCACGGGTGTTCAATAATTTTAATGAATTGATCGGCGTTGTAGGTATGCGTGGTGGAAAGTCTGTGCTTGTTGCGTGTATGAGCGCTGCGATTATCCATGAGCTATTATGCGTAGATGGCCTTCAAGCGCAGCTTGGATTAGTAAAGAGTCAGGAGATTGACGGGGCGTTTGTTGCTGCTTCTGGTGAGCAAGCAAGCGAAACAATCTATGGGCATTTCAGAGGGTTCTACGATAACTCTCCGTGGTTTCAAAACTACAGACGTGCACTTTTGGATTTGGAGATTTTGGATAATGATTTACGTAGGGGAGAGCTTTATTGGGCTACAGAAAAGTCTATCCATTTTAAAGAAAAACATATTCGAATCAAATCTTTGACTTCAAACTCCGGTTCGATTGCTGGAAAGACTAGAATTTTCGCGGTCATAGATGAGCTTAGTCGTATGGACGCTGGTGATAGTAAACGTAGTGCGACGGAAGTGTACAGGGTATTGAAGCGTAGTTTGATTACGATCAAGGCGTCGGTGGAGCGCCTACGTAAGCAGGGCATCTATAACGTGCCTGATGCTCGTATGTTTTGTATTTCATCACCCATGTTCGAAGATGATAAATCCATGCTGCTTTTGAAGCAAGCGGATAGCAGCGATAGGATGTTTGCGTTCCATCGGACTACATGGGAGTTCAACCCAGATATCACTAAGGAAGATTTGGCAGACGAGTACGCAACTGACCCACTTGGGGCAGAGCGTGATTACGGGGCTAATCCACCAGGCTCAGAAAACCCATTGATTGCGAATACCGCCATTATAGAAATCTGCGTGGATAAAGAGAGATCTTCAACTGTACTTACACGGGAAGTATTCTTTGATGAGTGCCTGGGGGATTTTACATTTAGTTACGTAAAGCCAGAAGTACTGGATATAAAGTATAAGAATTTGGTTGAGTATGTCATTCATTGTGACCCTGGCCAGCGTCAGGATAGTTTTTGTTTGGCAATTGGTCATTTAACTGAGGATGAGGTGGTTGTAATTGACGGTGCAATTGAATGCCGCCCTATTCATAAAAATAACAAGCAGGGGTTGCCTCCACGGGAAGTGTATTTTCCGGCTATGACCAATATTATTTTGAAGTTGAACCGCACATTATCGATAAGATACTTATCGTATGATCGCTGGAATTCTACTGAGCAAATCCACCAATTGAGAACTGGAAGAATCTTAGCTTTTCAAAAAAACTTGAGTAGGGATGACCACGTTCGTTTTGTTAGCTCTATGGCATCAAACAAGTTAAGTTTCCCTGTCCGGGAGAATGAGTTTATTGATCCATCAATCGCTAGGAATATGCCGTGCGCTAAAGCGCTTTGGGAACTTAAGCGGCTGAATGATGATGGCGTAAAGGTGGATCATCCTCCTGGGGGTTCAAATGATATGGTCCAATGTTATGTGGGGGTGCACCGGCTACTGCTCCATCCAGAGGAAGTTATTTCTATCCCTGAGTTGAAAAAAGCGCAAAGTAAACAAAGAATTCGTGGTAGTAGGGGTAGAAAAATTGGGCAAGTAATCCATTTAGAACCAAAAGGATCAAGACGTTAGTTAAATATTAGTTACTATATCGGGGTAAGATTTTCTGCAGAAAGGGGTACTATCATGTATAAAGTTCAAAATATGACTCCAGGTAACCTTCCTATTGATTTAATGCAGGGAAGTATTACTTTGACATCAGGGAAAACGGTTGATTTGGATACGGTCTGTTCACGCAAATGGATAAACGCAAACGTGGTGCTAAAGCATTTATTTGCTGTTAATGCGCTACACTTAGTGCACGATTCAGCAGTGGCAATTCCGAAAGCCCCAATTAAGAAGGTTACAGTTATTAGCCCCAACGCACCAGCTACGAAGGCTATGCCAAAGCCAGGTGCTCCTAAATCCACTGCAAAACTACAAGCAAAACCAAAAGTGATTGATTTAAAGGATAAAGAAGCACCAACAGATAAAAAGTATAAAAAACCGCAGACTAAGGTTGAACCTATGAAAGAAGATCCAGTTGAAAAAATTATAAATAAGAAAGAAGATCCAGTTGAAAAAATTATTGATAAGAAAGAAGATCCAGTTGAAAAAATTATTGATAAGAAAGAAGACAAACCGAAACGATCTTACTCTAGCAAGCGTTCCAAAAAGAAAGATAAAGAAGAAAAGTCTAAACGATCTTATTCTAGAAAAAGGTCCGAAAAGAAAGATGATTAATTTCAGGAACGGTGGTTACTATGGCACATTTAGCTACACTTAAATCTCATTTTGCATTCTTGGCAAGTTCCCAAGGGTATATCAGTGAGAATGATTATCACACTGCTTGTCATGGTGTCACTGACGATTCTGTATTAAATGAGTTGTCTGATTGGCTTATCGAAAAAGAGTATAAACTAGTAAAAGGTGTTGGGCAGCAATACCAGCAAGAAGTAATACAACGGATAAAGAACCCAAATGTGAATGATGTGAAAGATACGAAGCATCGGACACATAAGAATACAGATAAATTTCAAAAGTCTAAGAAGACACAGGTGACACCCGTGCAGGAAACCGCTTCTTTTCATCTAAACAAAACTATCGAAGATATGCAGGAATTTGAAGATGAGTTCTTTCCTGCTTGGAAACGGTGGAAAGCATCTCTGGATAGTGGTAATGAATTCGTAGCGCTGCTCGCCTCTGTTGGTCTTACTGCACAAGACTTTAACAACTATGAGCAAGCACAGCGCTCAGTCATGCAGCTTATCGATGCCTATGGCAATCAGATTCCAGAAGATGCACTCATCAATAACACTGATTTGCAGAATGAGTTTTTGAAGATTGATCCTTCTGCATCCCTTCCAATTAACCAACGTATAACGAACGCTATTGCTAAGATTTTCGATCCCACTATTCTTGCTGATATATTTACTGAGTTGTACAAAGGCATTCAAAGTGGATTTGAAAAGGTTGATCCTACACTTGAAGAGTCTCCTGTAGAGGCTATGCCTTCTGGTACGCGGGAGATCGAGTTTGAGTCAGGCCCATCTGGATTAGAGACAGCTTCTAAAAAGCCGAGGAAAGTAAAGACAGCGAAAATCGCTACAACGGTTGCCCGAATCGGTTACTCTGATAAAGAAAAGCTAAATATTAAATTTGAGAATGGTGCAAAGTTTTTATCGTATGTTGCAGAAACGCCTCTTCAGAAAGCAGCCGGGTTAGAAGTGTTTGACGCACTAGACACTGCCGAAGGATTATTTTTCCCATTTGAAGAGGAAGGCAGTGTTACCTTCCATATGGGATCAGTGGCTTTCCCTATTGATATCGTATTTTTGCTGGAATCCCCAAACGGCCTTGAGGTAGGGAAGGTGGTTGCGAATATTGAACCTGGCGCGCATGAGTGGTGGTCCTACCCAAAAACGAGCGCGGTGCTCGAAATAGCTGGTGGGATGTGTAAAAAAGCCGACATCAAAGTAGGGTCTATTTGTAAGATCAATACGCGAATTGACGCACAACTGGGCGGTGTAGAAGCTCCACTGCCCGCTGAGTATGATCTAAGTCTCCCAGATTACGCTGGAGAGCATGATATATTTGAGTTGTTCAAACTGCTAAGTGAATACCATGGTGGTCAAGGTGACCCAATTTATGCAGTCCAGAGTAGAGAGAGTAAAGATAACATTTCTTTGGATGAACTGGAAGCAATAGAACGTTTGCTTGAAGATATCGATAACGGAAAATATATGCCAGGATACCCACATGGGCAATTAGCTCCTGGTGATAGTCCAATGGGTTTACAGGAATCAGAAGAATATGAAGAAGAGCAGTCTTCAGCATCAAAAGACATGAGCATCGCGGAATCTTGGCTTCCGGTAATCAGAGAAATAATTAGTGAAAATTCTTCAGAAGAAGAAGAGGAATTCTAATGAAAACGACTAACAAAATGGATGGTGATTCTTTTGTACGGGGGCTTGCACAACGAGTAAGCGCTGGCAAAGATAACCATATTATCATTGCGCAAGAGGCTGTAGATCTTAAAGATGAAGCAAAGCAATCTGCACAGGCTTACTGGATGATGGGTTGGACATGGGACGAAATTGAATCTGTGCTGGAAGACTCAGACTACCCAAAAAGTGTCATTACGTATGCACTCAAAGAAACAAAGGAGTACGCAAGTAAGGTGCTTAATGAAGGCCCCTTTTCGGTTTTAAAAATGGGCCAAGAAGTAAAGTTGGCGAGTGGTGTTACTGGAATTCTTGTAGAAAAGTACGTGGATCATATTACTGTTGATTTAGCTGGTATTGGCAACACAGCCGTTTTAGAAGATCAAATAGACCATGTAGCTACTGGCACACTACGGGAAGCACATGTACTTAGATGTAAAGCAGCTAACATGCTTTATAAACTATCTACTGATCAGCGTGAGCCTATTTTTGTAGAAAGTCAGGTGGTAGAACCTGCGCTTGAATCCGTTGATATTGCGCTATCAACTATAGCAAGTCTTCGGCAGAGTTCCGATGAGGTAAAGAGAGAAGCGGCTAAGATACATGGGCAATGGGAACAAGAGGTTGGTAAGTGGAAACCTAAATCAGAGGAAGAGCGTGATTTTGCACAGTATTTACAGGTATCACTTACTGGAGAAAGCCAGATAGACAGCGAAATTACCGAGCTATTTCATACTCAATTAGGCACTGTGCTTGCTACACTTCATGATGAAATTAGAAAAGGCGCGGCACTTACAGATACGAACATTATTGACTTTTTAGACAACACCTTTCCTAATATTACAGCTAAGCTAGAGGGGCATTTATACGGAGTTAAGCAACGTAATATTAAAGCTAGCGAATATGTACAGCGGTTTGCAAAGTTTGGAAAAGAAGAAGGTGAATGGAAGAAGGCTGCCGTTCAATGGGCTGTAGCGTCATGGGAAAGTACTAAAGAATTCATGCATATGTGGGAAACTACACTGGTTCCTAGCCTGGACAATAGCATTCAAGCTATTTCAGGATTTTTAGCGAATGCAGATAAACAGCAAATAACTGCATCCGTTCAGAAAGCTTTAAAAGCTCTCTAAGTATAATGGTAATGAGGTGAGGAATGTACCTATACTACGATAGAGTTTCCAAAATGTTCACTTTGGATGCAGGCGACGATGGTGTTGTCTTTCTAGGGCCGATTACAAATGCCTTAGTGATGTTGCGTTCATATGGGCTGACGGACTCACAGGCCAGAGAAGCCGCATTACAGGCAGTTTTTAACATGGGTGCGGCTGTTGATATTGCAACTGTCCGTAGAATTGCTTCTAAAGAGAGTAAGTTCTTTAGGAGAAACGTTGCGTGACAGGTCACAAGCTTATGTTTACCCAGATCGTATTGGTGAAATGGCGTTTGCGCCGCCATGCGAGATTGTAGATCTGGTTAAATTCGTAGATGGTGCCTGCCCGTTTTCTGGTCATGCAGATTGTAGAGATTGTATTTCAAATGAGTTTGATGCAGAGTGTGTTTGGAGACTCTGTAACTCAGACAGATTTGGGTTGGCATAGTGGCTAAAAAAATAAAAAAGAAAGCATCTAGTCGCAAAAAGGCCGCTGCACCAATTGTGCACAGTCCAAACGTTATCTATACTAAAGCGCACGGGCCTATCCGTAGAACCGCACAGACTATGGGTGGGGCGTCGGGTGCTGGTGGTAGCATGGGCGGTGGTGGGGGCCAATCCTTAGCGCAGTCACCACTGTATTACGATTATAGATGGTCCACTCCAGATAAATTTTACTACCCCAAAAATAGAGTAGTAGCTAACTCTATTTGGCGGGAAGTATATAAAAGAGATCCCGCAATCGCTGCCGCAACAGATATGTACGCAGAACTGCCGTGGTCCCAATTTGATCTTATGGGGATCGATGACAAGCATATACGGCATGTGTACGAGGATATGTTTACGAAATTGAACTTGGTTTCGAAACTTCCGTCATTTACTCGTGATTACATGATCACCGGAGAGCTTGTACTCCATAATATATTCAATTCCACGCAGGGAATTTGGGATCGGGTCATCCCGCATAACCCTGATTATGTTAAAGTGGACGGGATAGGTCTAGCAATTGAGCAGCCATTGCTTTCCCTGCTACCTACACCGGAAATAAAAAGATTAATCAATACTACCGATCCTAGAATCCGAAGATTGCAGAAGGTTATTCCTAAAGAAATCATAAATGCGTTTAGGATGAACAGAGAAGTGCCACTAGACGCTTTGAATACTACCTATTTGCCTCGTTTGAATTCTTCTACAGATGTGCGTGGAACATCTTTATACACAAGATTATTCCGTGTAATTATGTACGAAGATTTTATTGTGAATGCGTCACTCGCAGTTGCCCAGCGGAATGCCGCTCCATTACGTATTTTCAAATTGGGTGATCCAAACAGTGGTTGGTTGCCTGATGAAGAAGACGAAGTAGCCTTTGCTGAAATGCTGAGCATGGCAGAAGCTGATCCGCTTGCAGCGATCATTATGCATCATAATGTAACCGCAGAGTTGGTTGGGGTTTCTGATCGAATGCTGCTGATCTCTCGTGAATGGGATTTCATAGAACGTGTGAAGCTACTTGGGTTAGGCGTAGCCAAGTCATTCCTAGTTGGTGAAACATCTTTCGCGGCTGCGGTTGCTGGTTTACAAACTTTGATGGAGCGCCTGTCTTCCCTAAGATTACGCTTTGAAGATGATTGGATTATAAAAAAGATTTGTGCCCCTATTGCTGAGATTCACGAATTTTACAGACGCCCTCGTTGTGAGATTGAACATAGAATTCGCGTCCAGCGCCCGATGGAAGAACGGGAATTGATTGTTCCTAGCCTCAAATGGCACAAGAGCTTAGAACCAACACAGGATGTCGCTATTCTTAATGTATGGCGTGATTTGAAAGAGCGTGGAATTCTTTCTGAGCGCACTTACGCGTCTGGTGCTGGCATAGATACTGATACTGAAAGAAAGAATATTGCAGAGGAACGGAAATACAAGAAAGAGAACCCGGAAATATATGGAGTGCCACAGCCCCCACAAGCCCCTGCTAAGCCGGGTGCTCCTGGTGCCCCAGGCGCTCCTGGTGCGAAGCCCCCTATACCACCCCCCGCTTCTCAGCAAAAGAAGTTTGGGTCCAATAACCCTTATATGGCGAGTAGCCGAGACGAGCTAGAAAGCAGATTGGATGATCTAGCTGATACTGAAAATAAAGTAGATGTTCGTGATGTTATAGAGACAATGGACGATTTGGAATTTGAAGAAGGAATTAATCGTCGGGAAGACCTCCTCCTTCAGGACGTTCCCTTAGCAGGCTCCGGGCTATTAACTGGGGAGTAAGAGGTTCAGCATGGCTGGGAGATTGAAAAATATCTTCGTGCATTGCTCAGCTACCCCTTGGGGTAGCGTTTTGATTTTTGATGAGTGGCATAAGAAACTCGGTTGGGCAGCAGTTGGTTACCATTACATAATTTTGAATGGTAGACCCTTTGCTGATGTTGATTATTGGGAGTTTTTGGATGGCCAAATCGAAGCGGGGCGACACCTCGATGATGACCCGCTATTTGACGATAGTGAAACTGGTGCTCACGTTGCCGGTAGAAATAGCAGTTCTATTGGAATTTGTTTGGTTGGTAAAAAAGCATTCACGGACAAACAACTCGAAACAGCAAAAGCACTATTGAAGAACCTGACTACCCATTTTGATCTTACACTGAATGATGTGCTGGGTCACTATGAGGATCCACACACGTCCAAGACATGCCCCAACATTCCAATGATGTTATTTCGTCAATATCTAAAGGATAATCTTTCATTGAGTGACCTTCAAGTATCTATTGCTAAACATGTAAAGGATATCTACGGATGAACGTTACTATATACCAGTTCTATTCTTTTTGGGATAATGTTGTTCTTGCACGGTTTCCGAATGCGAAAATAAAAGCAAAAGATAAAAGCATGTTTATGCGATTTCTGGGGCTTATCCTTTTCTTTAATAAGGGGTTTATGACTAGGTACATAACTACTATCGGTACTACTGTGTATGTGCCCACACAGCCTTATATTGAGTCTAACCCACACTCAGCGCTTGTTGTGTGTGCCCATGAGTTTGTGCACATGTGTGATGAAGCAAACACATCACTATATAAGTTTAAGTATCTTTTTCCACAAATACTAGCAGTGTTTAGTTTATTGTCACTGTTTGCGTTCATTAATCTTTACTTTTTGTTCTTTTTAGCTTTCTTGGTGTGTGTAGCCCCGTGGGGATCCCCTGGAAGAACCCGTATTGAGACTAGCGGTTACGCTATGAATATGATTTTGCACAGTTTTTTTGGTGGTACGCAGTACAATGCTTGTACGGATGCAAAGAATTTAGCAGGATATTTTACTACAAGCAAGTATTATTGGATGTGTAGGGATTATGATCGTGTAGTACAGACACTATTTCGAAAATACAAAACGTATCCGCAAACGCATGCTGCATTTCGAGAGGTTCTCTTATGGTTAAAAAGTCATGTAAGCGCAAAGTAGTCAAAGACCCAACTACTCTAACACTCTCTCCATCAAAAGTTGACACATTTAACGGATGTCGCCGCCTCTTCGTGTACAGATACCTTGCTCCACCATTTATACCTGCCGAAAACAGGTACTTCCTTATCGGGAATATTGCACACAAGGTGTTAGAAGAGCTACATAAAGAGCAAATGAGCGATCCCAAATACAACCATAGGAAAGAAATAGGCCGCCATTTCAAGGCTGCTGTTGCATCTTACAAAGCCTACGATAAAATAAAAAAAGGTGTAATTACAAAGGAAGACCTATATTCAATAAAAATGATGATGACTAAATATCTAAAACACTTGAAAACGAATGATGTTCCAAATGTATTTCAAGTTGAAAAGCTAGCCAAAATTACATTCGATGGTGTTGTTGTTTGGCTAAAGGCTGATAGAATCGATTCATTGGAAGAAGGGTCCTACAGAGTAGTTGATTACAAATCAGGAAGCCCATCAAGTAAAAAGGCTGAGCTGTCTTCTGTACAAATTCCTTCATATGGGATATGGTTACGTCAAACGTTACCAGATGCAGATCAAATCAAAGGGCAGTATCTGTATCTGAAGTATGTGGATTCTAAAAAAGGGATTCATACATACGATATTTCAGATGAAATGATGGAAGAAGCTAAAGAAAAATACTTGAAAGTTGACCAGGAGTTAAAGAACGGCTGCGATTTCAGGCAAAATTTCAAGTATAAATATTGCCGTTTTTGTGATTTCAGGCGGCATTGCTTGGAGGATGAAAATGATGGGCTTTAGTAAACGAGGAATAGCTCCTATTAAGGAAATTAAATGTAGCTGTGGTCATGAGATTAAGGGGCATATTACTGCGTGCCCTAGCTGTGGGAAGACGTTAGTTCCTGCAAATCTACAGACTGACTCCAAAGATCCCCCTTCTGATAAAGAAGAATCAACAGTTAAATAATTGATCTAATATCAGTTTATACTCTCTCCTGTACCTATGGTTGTAAACCTTATGTTTACAGGAGAGAACTATGCCGTTTTATAAAACCGCTCAAACTCCTATCGTTAGTGTCTATGAATCGTCTGGAAAATTTAGTAAGAGAGCAGCCCAAAATGATGACATGACACCGCAAGAAGATGACGCGGTGAAGACTGCTCTGAATATCTTATCAAAAGATGTTCTCAAAGCAGTATCTAAAGTTTACAATATATCAGATAACATCAATGATTATATCTTTCCTGTACCGCGTGCAGTCACTGCTGATGAGCCAAATAACAACGGTGATAATTTCAGGCATGACGAGCTTACACGGTTTTCATATAATCATCGTTGTTTAGTCTTCCAGACTTTCCGCAATGATCCACTCCATATTGAGCATGCTGCAGACGACCCGAAGGCTGCGCGTGGCTATATTCCTGATGCGCATTATGTAACAGCACGGGATGATGATAAGCATGTGCTTACTGTAGTTGCTATGGACGCTACGAAAGATCCTCCTTTAGCAGAAAGTCTGTTGAGTGGTGACGTTGATACGTTCTCTATGGGATGTATTTGTGAACAAGTAAAGTGCAGTTACAGTAAATGTACTTCGCCTATTGCTAACACGGATAGAGAACTGTGTGATCACTTGAAGTGGTATAAGATGTCTTCGATTGATGGTGAGCTTATTTATGAAGATTGTTTAGGAGTAGAATACCAGGAGTTGTCTGTAGTTGGTAACCCTGCTGACCCTAAAGCAAAAACACAAGCTCTCTTGAAATACGCTGCTAGAAAGATGCAACAAGGGCAGCCTCGTGCAGCCTTTAGTTTACTTTCTACGTTGGTTACTGATTCAGACCAGCATGAAGTTGCCAGGTTCTTTAGTAAAAACGCCGGTAAACTTCCTGAAGCTATGCTAAGATTAGCTGATCGACTACTATAATATAAACTTTCAAAATATTCTAACGGAAGTTTAACAATTTTCATTATAAATAAGATAATAACTAAATAAGGAGTTTCCACAATGTCACACGGACTGCGTGCCCGCGTAGCAAAAAAGGCCAAGCGCTTGACAAAGCAAGCACAAGTAGCCCCGATGGGTCAGCCACCCGCTCCAGGCCCAGTAGCACCCCCAGGATTAGCTCCACCGGGTGCACCGCTTGATCCAGGGGCTGTTCCCGGCGCTCCAAAACCACCAGGCAGGCCACCGACTGGCGCACCCCCAGGTGCACCTCCTGGGGCTCCTCCTGGCGCACCTAAACCCAAAGAGGAAATTGAGCAAGATGTAGAGAAGGACATCCGTAAGCAGAAAGAGACTGAGAACAAGATTAACGAGTTGGATGAGAAGGTAACAGGAATTAGCGATCAAGTAGAAGGACTAACCAAATCTATAAACAAACTAGTAAACACTATACAGAAAGATAAGGGTGGTCCTACTGATTTCGAAAATAAGTTTGAAGAGGTGAAAGACGAAGATGATGATGGATCGTCTTCCTCTGAGTTTGGTTTGGGTAACGGTGACGATAGTCTTATTGTAAGCAAGGAGGGACATAAAATGTCCGATAAGCAAAAACTTCGAAAAGCGCGGAAGGAACGCCTTCAGGCAAAAGAATTGACGTATGAAATGAAAGAGATGCCTAACAAGAAATACAAGCAACAAGTACCCGCACCAACGATTACCAAACTGAAGGACGAACCAGATGATTGGGGTCCGTACCGCCTGAAAGCATCCGATATGGCCATGGATCTTAACGCAGCGGGTGATGAGTGGGCAATCGTAAATAAGCATAACGATCAGGTGTTCTATACACTCAAGCCTACCGCTGACACTGAAGAAGTCTTTTCAACACGGGAGTTTGCAGAAGCAGTGATTAATGATGTCCGTGAGCTGGGTCTTGAAGAAGCTATGGATAAATATGCTGCGCTTCCTATGGAATTTTTGAAAAAGAAGAAAGAGGAAGGTGACCTTGGCGATGACCTTGGCGATGATAAACCCAAGATGCCTATCAAGATGAAGCCAAAAATGAAGGACAAAGAAGAAAAGAAGATGCCTCCGTTTATGAAGAAGAAAGAGGAAGAGCCTACGCCAGGAGACGAAACACATATTGAAGCTCAAGAAGATGGCGTTGCGCCTGTTGAAGACTCCACCGAAGAAGTTGTTGAAGACGAAGCTGGTGAAGACGATGCTGCTGAAGACGTGGTTACTGAAGAAGAGGGCGTGCCTACTGAAGCTACCGCTTCTATGCCTGACGTTCGTCGTCAGTTTATTCGGGCATTTCGTCTAGCACTTTCTGCTCAACAGAAAAACCTAACCGACAATCCGCTCAAAGCAGCTTGGTATGAAGCTTTGAAGGGTTTGGATATCCCTAACCCTGAAAAGGTTATTGAAGCTACTTTCAATCATGCAGCGGCTGAGCACTTCGAAGTTACATTGGCAAAGACCGCTGAGTTCCTGGATATGAGTACCGAAGCTTTTGTAGAAATGGAATCTCAGATTGGTGAACTGCAAACAAAGCCCCCCAAAACTGCATCCGAAGTAGAAGACAGTGATGTACATAAACGGGCCGTTGCTCTTCGGGCGCGTGCCCATAATGCTTCGTTGCCACTGTCTACTGCTAGTGACGCAGATTCTGGAGATTTTGCTTCAAAGATCGCCAGCGCATTGCCAAAACCCAAATTGCACGGAGTGCAACTGGATCGTTCATAAATAAGTCTAACACTTTGTTTTTTTGAATAAATTAAGACAAGTTTAATCGAGGAGAAAGTAACATGCTAGATAAAAAAAGAGGGTACGCATTTGACCGTCCGTTTTACTCAGTAGACTCCAACGTCAATATCTGGGCAGGCATGGTTGCCTTCCTGACAACCAACGCAGCAGGCGTAACAGTCGCAACTACTGCGGCTTCCGGCACTGTTCCTATTGGAACGTTCTGGAAAGATAGTGCGCTGAGTTACCTGCGTACCGCTATTGAAAGCGGAACGTTTGTGGCAGCAGGTACTATCAACCTAAGCAAGGGTAACGTGCTTTCAACTGCCTTCATTAAGGTAACAAGTACCACAGGTACAGTTTATACTCAGGGAGTTGACTATACTGTATCGACCACAAATGGTGTAGTTACACGCTTGGCCGGTGGCGCTATCGCCGCACTGGCTTCTGTTGTGATTTGGTACTCCTATACCCTGCAGAATGCAGAAATTTACTGGGACAATGTATCTACTCAGTGGACCGCTTCTGGGCAGAACTATGATAGGCAAGCGAACGACACTTTGGGTTCTGGTAAGATCACTATTGCCGAAGGTGATGCAAAGCTTCATACCGATCAGTACGATGTGAACCAGACTTACACTCTGAATGCCCCGCTTTACGCCAATAGCAGCAGTCAGTGGACTACCGTGTCTGGATTCACAAGTATATGCGGTCGTGTAATTGGTGTTCCGACTGCTAATGACCCATTCTTGGCAGTACAGCAGATTACGGTGGCTTCATAATTTAGGGTAAGACACCGGGAGTCTTAACCACTATTTTTAACCATTTGTCTAAGGAGGATGTATTATGAAGTTTAACCCTTACACCAGCAAGCAAGCTTCCGGTGTGGAAACGGTAGATCGTAAAACCGGAGAACCATTCAACCCAATGAACGTAGGTAAAGTTCAGAGATCAGGTAACCTGCAGGTTTCTGCTTCTGAGCGTATGTTCAACAACCAAGGCGAGATTAACGCTAGTGACAACGGCGACGTTCTCGGAAAGATTAAGCACCTGCTGGACGGTATGGCTGACGGTACTTATGATGTTGCGCGTACCGCTTCTTATGCTGGCGAGGGCATGAGCGGAGTGGAAAGCGATGCTATCCTCCGTGAGGCGTTCTCCGATCCTTCAAGTGAAGGGTTCCGCCAGGTTGGCCAGGGCCTTCTAAACCCCATCAAGGAAGTTATCGACTATGAGGGTCTGGCTCGCAAAATCTTTGCGCCCAGAGCCGTGAAGGCTGGGGAAGTTGTACGTTACGACAAGGACGTGTATGTTCGTGGTTGGGTGATCGCAGAAGATGGTCAGACCCCACAGTCCGTTGTCGAGGGACGTTACATCTACCCACCCGAGTTTGAAGTTACGGCCTATCCTTCGATTGAGATCAAGGATAAGTATCGTGCGCAGTATGATATCCTGGCTCGTGTGCAGGATCGTGCACGTATGAGCATTGAGTACCAAGAGGATCTGGCGCTCATGAACCTTCTGCAGTCTGGTGCAAACGCCACCAACACTACCACGTTCTTCGCCACATTGAACTTGGCAGCGCTGGAAGGTATGCGTTACCAGATTGAACGTCACCGTTTGATTTGTGACAAATTTATCATCCATCGTCAGGAAGTATCTGACTTGGTGAACACACTGTCACAGCAAGTCGATCCCGTAACCCAGCGCGAATTGATCATGGCTGGTTATATCGGAACCGTTCTGAATGCTATGATCGTAACCACCGCTGGCACGCAGACATTTGAAATCCTGCAGCCTGGTGAAGTTGTAGCTACTACCGCCCCAGAATATCTGGGTGGTATGCCCATTCGTGTTGAGCTATTCTCTGAGCCCGTAAATGAGTTCATGGAAGGGCGACCGCGCCAGGGCTGGTTCTGGTACGAATTGATTTCACAGGTACTCGTGAATCCCGCTGGTGTTGCACAAGGCACCAAGGTATAACGAGTAACTAGCTGTATCGATTAGTGTAGCCACCTGGGAGCAATCTCCCAGGTGGTCTACTTGTATCTACACCTTTTTACTGAAGGAGGATTGAAATGAAATTTGATAGGATTGCTTCGCAGGATCAATTGGACCTTGCGGCTAGCGAACTAGAGAAAGCTGGGTTTGCTGACTTAGCAGAGAAAGTAGATTACTATGCTAATCGGCTGATGAAAGCAACTGCCAGTGAGATTCCCTTAGTAAAACGCGCTCTTTCTAGAATCCAACAAGAAGCTAAAAAGCGGCTAGCGACAGTTCATAAAGCTACGCCCGCTACAAAAAAAGCTAAAGCACGAGCTGCCACAGTGAAGGCTCGGCGTTCTTCTGAGGTTAGAAAAGCTACATTGAAAAGACGCCTGAAGACTATTGTTGCCAATCGCAAGAAAGCCGCTAGTAAATTAGAAGCGTTGCGTGCTGAAAGAAAAACACGCAGAAGTGGTAAAGATGCCCGGCGACACGCTAGAAAGCAAAGAATTTCGAATTCTGAGTAAATAAACAATCATTAGTGATAACTAAGGCATACTCTACAGGGGTATGCCTTTTTATTTATAAACTAAGCTTATCTCAAATTTTGTAACAGTAATTAAGTTTTTTCCAGGTAATATAATAGAATAGGATGAAATTGAGCAGTAGTCCATAGGGGATTGCTGTAAAGTAACGAAACGAAAAGGAGAAGTAAAATGACCGCGAAGGAAACGAAGAACGTGAAATCAGCAAGAGTACGTAGACTTACCCTGCAGAACCTTATTGCCGAAGGCGATGAAATATGGGTAACAAACAGATCTGGCGAGCTTACAGGTAAGGAAGCTGGGAATATCGTTCTCCAGGTTGGATCGGGCAACATGATTGACACAGTTGTTATTCCCCCCGGAAAAGACCCTGTGTGTTTGACAGATCAGGTTACTCCTAAGCTTTTGGGTGACTGCATGGATCTATTCAAGCTCGTGCGGTCGGAAGCCCTGGAACTACAAGATCCAGCAAATGCCGAAGCTTATTACGAGAAGAACCGGTCTCGTAAAAAGATCGTGGAAGACAAGATTAGCAAGTTCACCCATATGAAACCTGAAGAAATGGCAGTAAGGAAACCATCATCGGCAAATGTAGAAATAAACCCCAAGCTTGGCGATATTTGCCTAAAGGCTAAACATGCTGCAGTGTCTGAGCACGAAGCCCTTGAGCAGCTAATGGAGCAGGAAGCCGTTCTAACGATGGATGATTATAACTATCTGATGATGAATGGTGTTTATAGTGGGGTTAAGCACTGGGCTAAGGATCGGCAGAGCATGCTTTTGAAGGATGAAGTAGCAGAGTTGGAAGGGACTGACCCAGTAGAAGCAGCGTTAAGCAAGTAAGATTTGAATAGAGGAGGGGAGCATCCGCTCCCCTCCTATTTGAAAAGAGGAGTTTATAATGCCATTGCTTACTGCTGAAAAGCATCAATGGACCAAACAACCACCCTATAATTTTTATCATTTTCCTGATGAACACAGGGCCGGTTGGACTGTCTTTTGGGAAGAAATGGATGGAGACATCGATAAGATATTAGAGTTTGCAAAGAAAGCTGATATCGAATGTCCCGCTGAGTGGTATGAAAGCCTACACCGTTTCTTGTTCCTTACATTTGATGGCAATGTTAAACTGCTTAAATGTGGAGCAGATACATCTTTTGGGACTTTTATCCAAAAGGTTAAGGATAATCACGCCAATAATCCTAAGCATAAACAGTGGTACACCGTTCGAGGCATCACCCAGAACAACTTTATTTCTATGCTAGAACGCGCAGCGGACATCAAAGATGTTCGGCAGGTAGTTGCATTTGTAAACGCCCGTGTAAAGGATTTGGGATTTTATCTTTATAGCGAATTTATCCTTTCGAAGACCAAGGGAAAGAGTGAAATCAAGAGTGTAGCATCCAATTTGAACAAAAAAGCTTATGAATTGGAAATTAAAGCAAGGGGACATTCAGCTCTTGAAGCATTGGACGCTGGAAATATTATACGGCATAGCTTGTTTCCAGAAGATGAATTCGAAATTACAGAAATTGTGAGAGATGAACACGACGAAATTGAGATGTTTGTAACTACAGATAAACAAGGACGAGTCGCATTTGTTGCTGATCTTTGGAATGTCGCACAAATGTACCCAGACATCCAGCATGATCGACCAAGCCTAAATGTTGGTCCCGATATCAGTACGCTTTTAGAGATTGATGTATACGATGAATTCGTGAACGCGCTGGACCAACAAACACAACAGAATCCTAATGCTAATTTAGAAGATCAACGACAGGTGATTATCGATCAGTGGGTACAGCAGCATCCAGGTACCCAGGCACCTATGCAGTAACGATCTAATTGATATTTACCGAAACGAAAAGCAGGTACGATAATGGAAAAAAATCAGTTTGTTACTAATGATTTGAGTTTAGCAGCCTATTTGGTTATGCGTGGTTGTGAATTAATGCACGCAAAACAATTGGGTAAAACATTCAAATTCATTATGAACTTAGGGGATCATCAAGCGCAGACATTGCAAGCTGATTTTATAAATTCTGAAGCACGGCGCTTTGACGGCGCGGTTCGTGATCTGAAGAAGATCATGTTTAGTGGAGGCTAAGATGCCCAAAAAGAGAGCATACGATCTTGATCAGGTAGTCGAACTGCTCGGAACTGTTCAGGAACAGTCAGATGATATCGCAAAGCGTTTAGAAGTTATCTATGGGCTAGGCACTGCGTTAGAGGAACGTGAACTTGGAGAATTAGGTGAGATCTTGGAAGCTGTTGCAGACGTGATTGATGATTTCCATTACTCACTTGCAAGTTATATGCACGGAACAGGCATCGAGTTTGAACAAGAGGAAGAGGCAGTCGAACTGGAAAAACAAGATGAGCTATCTGGTTTGGAGAAGTTTATAGAAGATAAGCTTGAATGGGAAGATGAAGAAGAGGATGAGGAAGAAGCAGAGGAAGAATTAGAACCTGAAATAATGGAAGACGAAGAGGAAGAAGTATCAGAGCTTTTCCAGTAAGGAGTAGCCGTGCCTCAATCTTTTACCGATTTTGATGTGTTGCGAAAGGGAACTACTGAATTACTTACAACATTTGTACGAGATCCGAAAACAGAGGAACTTGTCGATGTTGTTGGTACCAGTACGTTCAATCTCATTTATATAGGAGACGACACTGTAAAAGTTTCGACTACGTTTGACAGTACTGGTGGCGTTGGAATCACGCGTGCAGCTTGCGGTGTTTATCAATATTCTCTGGACACCGCTGCATATCCTTCTGAATACCTTGCGTCGTGGCAATGTGTGCTTGCTGGTGATGTGATCACAAATAATATATATGTAAAGAGTGCCCCATCTAAGATGTTTGCGCGGGCGGCTGCACTGCGTGTACAGGTGGACAAGGCAAGAAAATCTATATCTGATGATATAGAAAATATGGATAAGGAAGAGTTTGAGCCTGCAGTAAACTTCTTTTATGGATATGATGACAAACATCTTATTTACTACTTAGAGCGCGGTGCACAATACATAAACTTGATCCCCCCATATACTGCGTTTACTCCTGTTACATTCCCATGGGGACCATACGGCATGATCCTTACGGATGCTGCTGTAATAGCTGCACTGGAATCCCAAGGTATCTTTGCGATTGATACAGATTACAATTATTCTCTTGGGGGTAATAGTTTAGTTATTGACCATTGGGGTAAGATTTCAGGGTTATTAAATACTTTGATAACTAGATTCGATGGCAATGCTATGAAGTTCAAACAGCAGTTCCGCTCTAAAGGAATGGTTATGTTCCAGTGGATGCCTGGTGGTGTCCGTGCCGCACGTCAGCTATCCGCTATGCCCAGTGGCTTTTGGAGTCGTATGCTTAGTAGTGTGTTTGTCTAGCTGTGTCTTACACACGATAGCTAGGGATTGGCAGTTATGGGTAGATCAGTAGTGCTTAAAGGTGCTGGTGGCGGCGATGTCGGTGCGATTTTCGTTACTGATGTTACACCTGCCGCTGCTGGAATTGTAACACCTACATATGTAGCTGGGACGGACCCTGCAGATAAAGTTGTAGCTAGTATTGACACGGACACAACTACCGTTGATGTAACCGTTGAAGTAAACGGGAGCGCAAGTTTGTGGCAGCCGGTTGTTTCGGTAAACGGTGTATCTGTAACACTTAGCCAAATCACAAGCGATGTACGTCGGTTTTCTGGGGTAGCAGCATCTGTGGATCCTACAGGTGGTATCATTGCAACAAATGTTACTGATGGAAATTTCAGTACAGTTGATGTCTCTATTCAGGGTGGTGGGCCTACTGTGTTTACATTTGTTGTTGGTGCCTACCCAGGAAGTCAGACAGAGCTAAAGGCAGGCGATACAGTACAGGTCACAGGTACTACCGATGGTGGCATGGGTGATTCTATCAAGTTAAACGCATACGGTATTTTTGATGTATCCGCGTGGCAGGCACTTGCGGGCGATGGCACGTTTTCATTCAATGGAACTGTGTCGAGCAATGCGGGCACGGTGTATGCACAGGCTGTAGCAAAGAATGCGTTTGGGACAGAAGGCGCAAACAAGCTATCAGATAACACACGCGTACTTGACCAGACGTACCCAAGCTTCGTGTTTACATCCATCGTTTACCCTGGTGGTCAAGCTGCATTGAAAGCCAGCGAACAGGCTACAGTAAACTTGGCGGTTAGTGATTTCGACACGCTACTGTACTCATCGCAAAACGGAGATCTTGATCCTGCAAATCCCGCTGTGTATGCGGCTGCAAAGGTAGTTACTAGAATTGCTGGAACATACAATGACTCGGTAGATAATTTCCGGTGTGTTGCAAATCGCGCTGCAAATGATGCAACGGCTACATATAATGATCATTTAGAGATTGCTAATGTTGCTCCTACAATTAGTGTGGCTGAGCAGTACACCCGTCTCCGATCTTCTGCCGCTGGGGTAAACTATACAATTACGCTTACGTCGAATCAGAATCTATACGTGGCACCCACACTCGATGAAGTTCCGGGTGCTGGTACTATGGGTGTGTTTAGTGGCGGCCCAAAGACGTGGACCGCTACAATGAATGTTGCAGACACAGATACAAAAGGAACGCACGCATGGTCAAACCTTGTGGCGACAAATAATGCTGCAACGGCGCAAACTACGATTACGGGCGATTCCAACTATATTCTTGGTGGGTTCGTTGCACGTAACTGTACGTTCCCTGCGTTCAGTCATCTGTCACCAATAGGTACAAATGTGGTTACTACTGCTAAATTGACAGCAGTCGATTTGGGAGCGCAGGTATTGACGTACCGGGCAGATAAGACAGCAACAGCATGGCAGTACACTATTGTAGATTCTGGTGGCAATCTAGACCCGACCGGGAATTATATGTGGTTATGTGACCAAAATCTAGTCGATCAGAATGCTACTGGAACTTACTATATTACATTGGAAGAGACTGTATAATGGGCGCTTTTGAAGATTTTGTATACGCGGAACTGCCACTACGCCCGGTTATGCTTCGTGGTGCTACAGACGCCACAGGAGATCCTAACGCGTCTGCGCTTGCAAACGTAAATGGAGCACCAGCGGGAACGTTTTATTTGCAGGATGATGTGTTGCCGAAACCGCTTTGGCGTAAACTTGATTCAGGTTCTACTAGTTGGAGTTTGTTGAGTGGGGTTGGTGCAACAAGTGAAAGTATAACGCTGTACGTGCGCTCTACCGGCAATGACAGCAACGACGGTCTATCGGTTGGTAACGCGCTACTGACTATTCAAGCTGCACTTGAGAAGATTCCGACATATTTTTCCACTGGTCATGACATCATTGTCGATGTCCAAGAAGAGGCTACGTTTGATGGATTTTTGTTGGAACAACGCAACCTAGCGGACACTGCGTCGTTGCTTATCAAACCACTCCTTGGTGCACCGACGTTAGCATCTGGAACCACGACAGGTACCGCAACTGCGGGTGATAAATATTATCTCGAAGACTCGGGACAGTCGTGGACCGTCAACGACTTGCGCGGCAAGCTGGTGAAGGTCGGTACGGATTACGGGATGGTATACTCGAATACAAAAACACAAATTGAACTCACTAGCAAGTCCGCGGTGAATGCGTCAGGCCAGGACTACGAAATTCTGGAACAGAAAACCACATTGAATGCAGCCGGTCCTGACTCGACTACGTTGATTGCCGTCAAAAATATCCAAGCATCGAACTCGCTTCGGTGGACGATCCAGGATTTCAAATTGGATCTTACGGATACCTCAATTGCGTATGGGGTGAATTGTTACAACACCGTCGGCGGGACGATTCAGCGAATTTATTCTGAGGGTGTGGCGTTTGCATCTTACGGATTTTTATTTCAAGGATGCGACGAACTCAACATTTTTGAATGTTACGCCGATACTTCTTGGATTGGATTTGTCTTTCAAAAATGTCCATCCATCAGATATTTCGACGGGTGTTTTGCATACGGCAATTACAGTACGGGGATCATGCTGGGCAGTATGGATTATTTCAATGGCGAAAGGTACGCGGCGAGTGGCAACGGAGACGACGGTATCTGGGTCAACGGTCCTTTTTATGCTGACATTGACGGTGGGTTCTTTGAAGACAATGGGGGCTATGGAATTCATGTCGGTGAGCTAGGCAATAATCAGGCGGGGTATTATGTCGCGTCGATGGGGGGTACAGGAACGTCTAGTGTGGATGGGAATACACTGGGTGGAATTCTCGTCGAGTCATACTGTCAACTCCGGGTCACTGACTGTGGTGGCACCAACACCGGTTATGGTGTGAACGCCAGGATGGGTTCTTATGTCACCGTTGACGATACTTGTTTGCTCACAGGAGCGTCTGGCGATGCGACAATAAATGACGGTGCATCTGTGCTTACCTGGGCAACTGATTTTGGGTCTGACGGTGATCTCGCTGTGAACGTTGCCAACGGTGTTCGAGTCGAGAGGCGGGATTAAGTTGACCGTCAAATACGTAGATGAGACAGGCCCGGTGATACCCCCCATCAGACCCTATTCCCAGGCGGCTGAGCCGACACTTGAGCGCGTTGGGGACTTGGGCCTTTGGATGGATTCCGATGACTCAGACACGCCCTATTTGGCTTTCAAGAGAGGCGCTGGTGACCAAGTAAAAGTGGAAATCGGTGCGGCCCCGCTATGCTATACCGACCAATCCACCTTGAACGCCACATCAATCAAGATGGCAATAGCGTCCGGTGGAACACCCGCTGTTGACATTGATTGGGGCGACAGCACAACGACACCGGCGATTTGTGATGGGGCTTGGCACACGTACATTCATAACTATGGCGCAACTGGACAGTATGGAATAAACCTTTTCGGCAGTCTCGAAAATATGAAGTACCTGTCTATAATAAATCAGGCATGGATTTATGGCGACCTTGGCGACATGGTAGACAAACTAGACCCGGCATTTTCGTACATGATGATTTACAATACCGGCATGACTGGGGACATTTCGGCGCTTTCGAAGTTCCCAAATATGATAAGGTTCCATGCTGGGGGCACCATGATTTCTGGTAATGTTTCTGTGTTTTCTGGGCTCACCAAATTGGTAAATTTGAATACCCCAATGCACGCCGGTATTGTTGGCGACATTGGTTCTTTCGCTGGATGCACAGTCTTGAGACAATTTCTTGCCGAAAACGCCGCCATGTCTGGAAATCTTTCGAGCCTTAGTGGGCTGACCACACTGACCCATCTGTATTTGAAAAATAATTCCGTTGAAGGCGACATCGCCAATCTTTCCGGCAATACAAATATGGTGCGGTTGCGTATGCAATCGCCGCAAGGTGGGTCTGTATATGGGGACATTGCTAGTCTTGCTGGTATGTCAGTGCTTAACCAACTTTATTTGCACTACACCGACGTGTCTGGGGACATTGCTTCGCTTTCTGGATTGACAAACATGGCCCAACTTTATCTCTTCGAGACACAAGTCACTGGAGATATCGGGGCGTTGAAAACAATGACCAACTTGTTGCGGTATTATATGTACGACAACGTTGGCCAGAATCTTGTGTACAACGCAACCACTTTGCCAGCATGGAGTTTGAACTTTATTTATCTCCAAAATCTTGGGTTGAGTTCTGCTGAAGTAAACAATTTTTTGATCGACTTGGCGGCAGCGGGTGGAACGAACGGCGAGTTGCGGTTGGATGGT